TATTTTCTTCATTATTTTCTTCATTATTTTCTTCATTATTTTCTTCATTATTTTCTTCATTATTTTCTTCATTATTTTCTTCATTATTTTCTTCATTATTTTCTTCATTATTTTCTTCATTATTTTCTTCATTATTTTCACCATTATTTTCTTCATTATTTTCTTCATTATTTTCTTCATTATTTTCTTCATTATTTTCACCATTATTAATATTAACTATTTGTTCATTCATCATTTGATTAATTAGATTTATCATTTGATTAGTTAATTGTTCTGTTTCATTTGGTTCAAGTATTTCATTAATTTGATCATGAGATATATTAATATCAAAAGCTTCATAAAATTCTTTTAGATGATTAGGAATATTTTCAACAGACATACCTTGTTGAAGTAATTCATATTTAAGTTCTCTGATAATATCATATTCATTTTCAAACTCATCCTGGAGTAATATTCTAAAGGCAAATAATTCATCATATTTAGTATTTGAACTCATTAATATGAAGATATTATTTTATAATATTATAAACGCAATTTTTTATATATATATATAAAAATATATATAAACAAGAGACCTCTTTATATATTAAATGGATACAAATTTTAATATTGATACTATTAAAAAATCATTAGAAATTAACTATTTGACTAATTTAATTAAAGCATGTGAAAAAAATGGATTAAATAAAGATTTATTAGAACATAAAAAATCAAAAATATTAGAAGATTCTGAAACTCAAGCAAATATTATAAAAAATTCCAATAGTAATTTAAGTTTAAATAGTTCTGAATCACCATCAACAGAACAATATAGTGACGAATATTTATATTTAAAATTATGGACAAAACTATCAGCTATTCATAAAATTATTAAAATAAAAGAATATGTCAATATGTTATTAATTACAAATGATAAAGATAAAGATGAATTAAAAGAAAAACTAATTGATTTGGTAAAAAATAAAATTCTTACAAAAAAAGATACAGTTTTATATGATTCAACAAAAGGAAGAATAATAAGTATTCCAAATTTACAATTTTTAAATGGAAAATATATTTTTAATTTATAAAAATACATTTATTGAAAATATATTTTTAATTTATAAAAATACATTTATTGAAAATATACTTTTAATTTATAAAACATGCATTTATTAAATTATTTTTTACTATAATCAGTAAAAAGTTTATTATAATTAAACTAAAAAATTGATTTATATAAATATAAGTATATTATTAAATATACTTATAATGATCGGGTTATATTTACTAACAACAAATCAATTAGAAAAAGATAATACTATAAAATTTGGCATGTCTATGAGGATAGAATATAGGTGGATTGATTATTTAGCAATATTTAATGATTCTAAATATATTTATTACTATGAATTTATAGAATGTTTATCACGAGAAGATATACTAATTATTGAAAATGAAATATTACAATTACATAAAAATGAAAGAAATAATTTTTATCAAACTGAATATTTTTATTGTAGAGATACTAATAATTTTCATCTATCTATTATTGATATATTAGATAAGCGAAACATAAATTATAAAATACATGATACACATGATTTTGATAGAAAGTATTATGATTTTAATCCAGAAATATATAACTTAAAACAAATTATAAATAATGGATTTATTCCATATAATTATCAACAAGAAGTATTAGATAAAATAGAAGATTTTTATAATGATAATAATAAAGGGCGTATATTATGGTCTTGTGGTCTTGGTAAAGCAATATTAAGTATATTGATAGTTCAAAAGTTAAATTGTAAAACTGTTGTAATTGGTGTTCCAAGTATATATTTACAAAAACAAATGAAAAATGAGATATTAAGAATATTTAATAATCATAAAAATATATTATATATTGGTGGTGAAACAGAAAATAATGAAAGTTATATAATAGAATCAACTACTAATGAATATGATATAAATGTTTTTATCAATACTAAATCTTCTGAATGTAAATTTTTAATTACTACTTATGAATCATGTAATAAACTGTTAAATAATAAATTTGATTTTAAAATTGGAGATGAAGCACATCATCTAGTCGGTAGTTCTGAAGAAAAAACAAAAGATGCTTTTCATAAAATAAAAACAAATAAATCATTATTTATGACAGCAACAGAAAAAGTAATTGAAAATAATAGAACTAATAAAGTAATATATTCAATGGATGATACAGATATATTCGGTCAAGTTATTGATAGTAAATCAATAAAATGGGCTATTGAAAATAAAAAAATTACTGATTATTATTTATTGATTCTTAAAAATACAAATGACGAAATTAATAATATTATCAAAAGTTTGAATTTGGATGAAAAATATATAAGTTCTATACTTGAAAATAAGAATTTGTTTTTATCTGCTTACATGTCTTTAAAATCAATAGAAAGATACGAAGATTTAACACATATACTTATTTATACAAATAAGTCAGAAAATGCTGAACTAGTTAATACATATATTCATATTCTTCTTGAATTAAATATAATAAATATAGACAAAAGTAATTATTATAACGAATCATTACATAGCAATAGTAAGAAAAACTTGAATGATATAAAATTATCAAATGGTTCAATAAAAGAAGGTGAAATTACTAAATTTAAAAAAGCATCATGGGGGATTATTTCTAGTGTTTATATTTTTGGAGAGGGTTTTGATTGCCCTCAGTTAAATGGTGTTATATTTGGTGAAAATATGGTTTCTGAAATTAGAATAGTACAATCTACATTAAGACCAAATAGATTAAATAGTGATTTTCCAAATAAAAAAGCATATGTTATTATTCCATATATTGATACTGAAAATTTTATAACCGATAATGAATCATTTGATAAATGTAGAAAAATTATTGCTAAAATTAGAAATGTAGATGAAATAATAGAACAAAAAATAGATGTTGTATCATTTGATAAACCATGTTATAATACATGCAAAAAAAGTGGTGAAAAATTAACATATTATCATATTATAGATAATGCTGTTGAATTAAAAAAAATTATATTGAGATTAAGACATAGTAAAGCATTAGGTTCAATATATTCAGAAGAACAAGATGAATATAATTATGTTAAACAATTAAATAAAGAATTAAATATAGAATCAAAAGAAGAATATGTAAAAATAAAAGATAGACATAAAAACTATATTGTAAATCCAGAAGAATATTTTAAATTAAAAGGTGTTTGGACCAATTGGTATGATTTTATTGGTGTCGATACTGAAAAATTTATACAAGATAAAAATGATTGGATAAAATTTTGTAAAGAAAATAATGTAGTGTCAATAGATGGTTATTATGAATTATGTAGAGTATATGATAAAATACCAAAAAATCCAAGTGATTTTTATACAGGATGTTTAGATATTCCAATAGAACTTGAATTTAAAACAAAAAGAAGAAGATAATTATATTTTATATTGTAGTTATTTGTGTTTTAACTTTTTTTTCTTTAGTCTTTGATTTCTTTTCTTTTATAATTGGTTCATCAATCAATTGAATCTTTCTTTTTTCTGTAGAATCTTTTATTTTATTAGTTGGAAATGCTTCTTCTGATAGTTCTTTAATTAATTGTGTATAATTTGTTTCAGCTTCTTTTAGTTCAATTTGTAGTTTTTCAATTTCATTAAATAATGGTTCAAGAACTTTGATTAATTTTTTATCTTTTGGTATTTTTACTTTAATGCTTCTTAATTCTGGAATTTTTATAAATTTAACAATTGAACCATTTGAAAATATCTTATTTTTAAAATCATCTGATAATAAATAATAATATAAATAATTTTGATTAAAATTAATTCCTCTTAATCTAAATGCATTCATCTTATTATATCCAATTCTATTTTCTTGGTATTTACACATAGATCCTACATTTCCAACTTGTGAAAATATAATATCTCTATTTTTTACAATATATTTATCAAATTTAGTATCTTCTTTTATATAATTTGTAATTAGTTTATTAGTAATATAAGTTGCTCTGATTAATGGAATATTATTTACATCAGTATTTAAATCAGTATCTTTAAATTTACATCCATCTTGAACTTCACAAATACTACCTAATTCAACTTCATCACACTCTTCATTTTCTCCAATATCTTTAATTTTATTTTTAATATCTTCTTCTAATTTCGTAATAAGTTCTTGATTCTTATTTTTTTTATCATATGGTTTCGAAATTTTATCAACCCATTCTGTGATTTTGTGTTTAGATTTAGGAATTGGAACTTGGAGATTTGTTAAATAATCTTTTGATAAATGTTTTAATGTAGAACCAGTAAATCCATCTGATAATAAATTCATATTACCTTTTATTAAATTATATAAATATCTATTATTTGGTGCTTTTAGTATCATATTATCTGCAGAACAACTAAATATATTGTCTATTTTAATATTTGCTACACCACCCGAACCTATTATTAAACATTCTTCTAAATAATCAGCATTATCACATCTTTGAATTTTATCACTTGAAGTATAAAAATTATATTTTCCTATTGGTTGTCCGAATGATGCATTTCTTTTGCTTTTTGGTAAAAAATCACAAATATCGCCAAGTTTTACTAATTCATATCCATCACCAACAACTATTTCTTTTTTATTATACTCTTTACCATTCAAAGAATAAATAGTATTATTTAGTATTTCTTCTTTAGTAGCTTCCGATATCAACTTATCAACAATACCATAAATATCACCTTTACTTTCAATCAATACTATTTCATTATCAATTTCTTCAAAATTATCTTCTGTATATTTTTCTACTATTAATTCAGAAAATATTACATTTGATGTTTTTTCTATAGTATTATCAAATATTACAATTGATGTTTTTGTTGATGTATTTTCAAATTGATCTTGTGGAACACTTATAATTTCACGAACATTAAATTTTTCAACTAAACATTTACGAATATTTTTATAAGTTCTATTAAATAATACACCTTCTTTAAGAACACCAATTGCTGTACCATTTACATCAACCATATCCATAATTAAAATTAATGAAGAACTTTCTTTATCATTTCCAGATAAATTATTATCTTTAGCAAATTTATTAATTCGATTACTAGACATTTCAACTGAAACTTTAGTTTTATTACTATTTATTTTTTCTTTTTTTTCTTGTTCTTCTATTATTTTAAGTTGTTTATTTCGTGTTTTAATTATTAATTCATCTTTTAATGAAAGTAGTTCTTTTTTGATATATTCTTTTATTTTTTTTCTTTTAAGCTGTGTTTCTGATTGTACTACTTTATCTCCACCATATGGAGGATTAGTAATAACATTCATAAATTTTTTATTATCAAAATTATCAGTAAAAGAGTTTTTATATAATAAATTATTTTTCATATTAGGTAATTCTCCAGTTAAACAGAAAAATTCTAATCCTGCTGATTTAACAACATCTTCATTCATATCAAAATGATAAATTTTATTTATATTATCTTTCCAATTAATATCATCATATTTATTATTTAAATAATTAATATATCCAGTTGTAAAACCACCAGACCCACCAAACATATCAATCATTGAATTAATTGAACCATCTTCATTAATTTCTGGATTTAATTTCCCATAAATATAATTAACAATATGTCTATCTGTAAAATATGCTCCTAGTTCACTAATAGCTGATTCATCACGACCAATAAAATATTCATAAATTTTACCAGATAATAAAACATTACAAGTTTTTTCAATGATTGTAATTTTTTCTATTTCTTTAATTAAATAAGAGAATGTAGGACCTGTCATTGATTTTGGGATTTCGTATAATAATAAATTTTTAATAGAACTTTCAATATATTGAATCTAATATATCCTCACGAATTAAATTAGATAATATTTCATCTTTATTTTCATTTGCTATCTTCAATAAATAAGAAAATTCACACTCTGGTCTTTTAAGATTAACTTTATCCAATAAATTTTTCTCTTCAATTTTCTTCAATCCGTATAAAAGATTAAATACTTTCAAAGCATTCATACCATATCCAGCTCCATTATTTCTAAGATAGTTATGAATTTCATGAATTTTATCTCTCAATGCTTCTTTGTTAGAAACATTATTACTTTGTTCTATTTTCATGAGGTCTGACATTTCTTTATTGTGTATATTAATATTATTTTCAAAACTAGTATTATTCAATTTTTTATTATTTTGAGTTTTTACCATTATATATAGTTAAAATGATTGTTTAAAATAAAAATTGAAAAAAAGAATTAAATATATACAATAATATAAATTAATACACAATGCACTCTATATTAACTGATTTGGAAAGAAAAAAATATTCTAATTTAATAGAACAAAAACAAAATTATGAAAAACTATTACATAAAGCAGAATATAACAAATTTATAAAAAAACATTATCAGCATGATCAATTTATAAAACAAATTGATTGTTTGACTAAGGAAATTAAAAATATAGATAAACAAATTGATAATTTACTAAATCAACAAACATGTATTTGCATGTAATAGTAATTGTTGAATAGTCTACATTCATTTAAAATTTTATATCAAAACCATATGTCTTTTTGTATAGAAAAGAATATTGTAGTTTAATTAAAAAGGTGTAATAATATCTAAATAATTATACATGTCGGAGAAATATTTACATTTTGATTTATACAAGTCTAAATATTTAAAATACAAAAATAAATATTCAACTTTAAAAAAAATGTATGGAGGCGAAGAAATAAAAGATAATAATCAAATAAATAATACATATTATTGTAACAATGAACGAAACCAAAAAAAAAATAGTTCCTGAAGGTATTCTAGTATAATTTCTAACTGGTATTAAATAATCTTACTAAAATAAATTGGCGCAGGAGAAAGTAAAATTTTATTTTACTTTCTTCTTCGCTATTAGAAGTGGTGAAAGTAGGACTTTCTTCACCTCCATTGTATATAATAATAATTTATAACTTTTACTGCTTTCAATGTATTTTTTATAAATACTATAGTATTACTGAAACTATAATATAAGAAAACACAATGCTTGATAATACCGCACATAATGATACACTACCTGAAACTAATTTATACCATTCATTTTGTCTATCTTTATTTATCCACCTTATTAAGCTATTTATATATACTAAATTTGCTTTATAATTATCTACTGATTCATAACTTTCTTGTACTTCTACTTTACTATACCTAGGTGGCATATTTGTAAATGTTATTTGTTCTTTTATCTTATGATTTATAACACCAAGTTCAAGTTCTATATTAGCTAAAGAGTCGTTGTTATTATTTACTGACGCAAGTTCACATAAAGTATTCTCTTTTAATATTATTCTATTTTTTATATTCATTATTTGGTTCATTATTTTTAACTCTGTATCATAAGAATTAATTTGTTCTTGTTCTGTATATACTAACTTTATTCGTAAATCTAATAATTGTTTACGTAATAATTTTTTGTTTGGTATATATTCTTGATCTTTATATTCATGTAGATAAAGTTGTTCACGTTCTTTATATTCTTGTAGATAAAGATGTTCATGTCGTTTTTGTATATTTTTATATGTTTCCATATACTCTTTCATATTATGTAAAAACCAATCATCATACTTATTTGCACAAAGTAAAATATTGTTTAAAAAATTTTGTGATCTATTTAAATCATTTTCTAATTTTTTAGTAGAATTTATTAAAAAATCAAGAGTAAATGCTCTATTAGTCTTATTGTTTGTAATAAGAAGACCAATATTATTAATTTTATTTTTTATAGATTTTAATTTTTGTTCAGCATCTTTTAATGCAGTTTCAGCTATTTTTAAATTATACTCGCATGGTTCTATTGTATTTTTTTCAAGTCTTAGATTATCTTTCAATATAACTAAATTATTACACATATTATTTTTGAATTTTAACAATATAAGAAGCATATTTAAATTATCTTGAATATTGTTTTTATCATTTTCATTTATATCACATAAATTATAATCTTTATTCAAATATTTATATAATAATCCATCAACAGGAAATATATAAATAGGAAGATTTATGATAATATTTATAAAATTATTCCAATATGTTCGAATACAGTATTGTTTATTACGTTCTTCTTTATCGTGATTTATACACGATATCAAGTGCTTAATATCATGTAATTTTATTATAATATCACTTATGTTATTTATCTCATTTTCACTACAATAATAACCAAGTGAATGTTCGTATTTTTTATCAACTATTGTATAATTAGCTATCATAGTTTTTACTCTATTTTGTAAACTTTCATATGATTGGTTTTCATACAACTTTAACAAAATTGTATCAATAAATGATTTAGTATAATTATCATAACTAGTATTAAGAATATTCTGAAAAATAAGAACAAGGTCATTTTTTAATTGATTACAAGTCTCTAATAAATATTCATTAGTAAATATAAAAGTTTTATTATCTTCAGTTTCATGACAAATTCTATTAAAAATAATTCGACGTTCATTGGTATTATTATTAATATTTCTTATAGCATCAAATACTTCATATGGTTGACATATTCCACGTTTATTTTCTTCTCGTTTTAATTTATTTTTATTATCTAACAAATTTATAAATTTATGTACATTTTCATGAACAGTATTGGTAGTTGTGTCAATAGACATAATCTGTGTTTTTAATAACTATTATATCTAATAAATAAATAATTTTTTTTTTCAATTTTTTATAAAATTCTATAGAAGAAAAGAACAAGAAAAGAACAAGAATTCATTCCTATTTCACGATAGGATATAACCAAATTTTTATATTAGTGATTATTAATAAAGACAGTATCAATTTTTATTTAAGATATGTTTATAATCAACATTTATTACACGTGTTTATT